CAAGTCAAGGTTTGTTTTCTTTAATGCCCCACAGATATATTCCAGTAATGTATTACGACCCACAAAATCAACTCCACTAACATCGGTTAAAGGAACATTCTTTAGAAGCCCTAATCCATCGGTGGCAGTAATGACAATATTATACGGCTTATCTTTTAATACATAAGGCTCAACGTCCATAGTTATAAAGCCTTCGAATACTTTAACAGCATCTACATAGGCAATAACCTTCCATTCGTCATAAGCATTAGCATAGAACGTTTCATTATTCAAAGCGTCTGCGCTGTCATGTCTTGCCCTGACTTGAATGATACAGCGACTTCCTATTATTATAGGGTCGAACTTATCTTGGTCACCATTTACATACTCATGCTTGAATGATACCAATGGGATTAACTCAGTTGTATCTGTAAAAGTCTGATTCCAAAATTCGACCTCTACAAATTGTCCAATCTGATTATTAAACTGTGCCTTATATGTTAAGTAGTATGCCATTAAAACCCTCTCTTAATACTTCCGTTTGTTTTATCTAAAAGGAACTTCAATGAAGTACCCGATACCTCTGCCACTAACTTTTGACCGCCTACATTAGCCGCTCCTGTTATACCTCCGACATTGATACCACCGTTTGCGATACCACCCGTTAAACCACCACCAAAATTTGATAATGCTTGCTTAAAGAAAGAACCAAAACCACTACCAACAGCCTGACCTGGATTAATAGCGTTAAGAACTAATTGAAGCAACAACGCCTTTGCAATTGTAGCGGTCAATTGAACTATCATTTGTTTCAATGCTTCGCCAAAGGCCTTAAACGGACTTCCTGAACCATCAAGAAGTGTTTTAAAGAAAGCATCGAAAGCCGGTGACAATGCGTTTGTAATCGTCTCACCTAATTGCTTTGCCTTGCCTTGTAGTATTTCAAACTTTGCAATAGCCTCATCAACAAATTGTAGCCTTGATAAATCACCGGAGAATTTAGTAAGGTCTGGTAACCTAATACCCAACTCAGCAGCCCTGTTTAAAGCAATCTGTAATTTCTCTTTTAGCTTAGTCGCTAATGACTCAGGATTAAAATTTCCGCCTATCGTATCTGATAACTTAGTACCAACTTTTTTACCTACTTCGCCAAATTGTTTCTCAGCCTCTTTCTCTAACTTGTATAATTCCTCATTGAATCCTACAATACTTTCCTTAAAGAACTGCTTAGGGTCAAACTTGCTAACCTTGTCTTTTACAGTCTTTGTATTATCTTCTAAAGGCTTTAGCTTTAAAGTCTCACCGACTTGTTTGCTTATCTCATCGGTAAGCTCTTTATTAAGGTCTTGAAGTTTTTGTAAACTACCGGCAGCAACATTTAGTTTCTTAGCATATCTATCGTATTGAGTTTGCGCAAAAACTAATTGCGTATTAGTAGCAGCCAAACCTTCTACAGCCTTACCTTGTGCCTTATTTTGCTCATCACGCAATACTTTGTTGGCTGTTGCAGCCTGTTGCGCTAACGTATAGTATTCCTTTGTAGCAGCCCTTAATTCAGTAGCCAAAGAAGCTATTTCCTTCTGTAACCCCTGAACAATTGCCTGTTGTACTAATGCCTGTGAATAACTATTTACAGCAGAAGTAATTTGCTCGTAAGAAGATTTCTCTAATGATAGGTCACCAAAATAAGCCTTGTTAGTTTTTTGTAGTGACTCTAAAGCGGCCTGTCTTTCTCTATACGATTTATTAGTATCTAATAAAACATTTGAAAGTGCCTTTACTTTTGATATATCACCTTGAACGCTGTCTGTGGCTTCACCAACAACATCAATAGCCCTTTTAATTTCATCAGCAGCAGACTTTGAATCCTTTCCCGCACCTTGCATTGATTTGCCAAACAAAGACATTGCAGCAGAAGCTAAACCTACAGCTAATACAAGACCGCCACCACCAATTAATGAAGAACCTAAAGCAGTAAAGAAACCCTTTGCCGTTTTAGTCTCAGCACCTAAAGACCTGAATGAGTTTATTAATGGTTCAATGTTGTTAGCGATACCAATTAAACCGAAAGGAGCATCTTGCGCAACCTTAGAAAGATTTGATAAGGCAAATGTAGCTTGGTTAGCACCCGGCTTTAAATTACCAAGTGCCTGAGTGACTTTCTTAATCCCTGCCTCTGCCTGTTGCGTTTCCGCACCAATCTTTATTTTTAATTCAGCATCCACTATACTTGCCTCCCATTGTCTTTATGTGCTTGAATAATGCGCTTCACTTCTTCAATTTCCTCTTGCCGTCTCGCCTCATCCCATTCTTTCAATTCTTCCTCTGTCGGGTCGGTGTCCAGTTTCATTACGTCCATCGGAGTAGTCCTACTACCTTCCTTCTGATACGGTAAAACTGAATACCATGCTAAGAACCTTGCCCTCTCCCATTCTTTAGCTTGACGTTTTTGATACATCCGATAGTATAGGAATATCTCACCTAATACCATATCGTCCCGCTGTTCGGGCATAATACCCATCTCAGCACAGCACTCATACACGTCAAGCCAAGTAATTACTTTCCCGCTTTTTTTTTATTCTCCTTAGCCCCGCTATCAATAACGGCCTCCGCTAACTTTCCGATAAGCTCATTAAAAGCAGTCCCGCCTACTCCACCCAACTCATCAATCCATCCACACGCATCGAAATTGTCATAGGGGAACTGCTCTTTATCTTTCACGAACTTATACTCAACGGCACATAGCAATAAATCTTCGATCTGTTTTAACGTCATGCCATTATTACCAAGTAGATTAAAGAAATCCACTAAAGGCATATTACCATTACGCTCACAGAAACGGCTTAAAGTCCACGTCTTGAAAAAGAACTCTACTTTCTTCCCGTCAATATCTATACTATAATATCCTCTCATAATTACGGTGTTATATCAAGTGTTCCTGTGCTTTCCCAACCAATAGAGAATTTAATAACCTCTCCGGCTGCAAATGTTTGTTGTAATGAAGTAATGTAGCAATCAAACTTCGTGTAGAAGTTAGTACCTGGAGTACCGCTCGCAGGGTCTTGTACCCTGAACTGAAGCAGAGTTGAACCGGCAAACCAACTCAACGCATCTTCATAGCTTACCTGAGTACCGCTCGGTGCAGTATCACAAGCAGCATTCGCACTACCTGACATACCGGGAGTACCTACCCCTGTAATTTGACCGCAAAACGTTTCTTCTTTAGAAACAGCGTTTGAACCATCCAAACTCCAATCACTAACACATATAAGTGTTTTCCACGTTGTACCGCTATCTGAACTAAATTCAGGAGGGTAATTCTTCGCCTGTAAATACGCCATCTTTCTTTTGTTTTATAATTCGTGAATCAATTGCCTAAATCTTATGAGCCGTCTCATTACGCTTCCTGTTGCGCTTAACTGCATAGGAAAGTATTGGTCTGACTCTATCTGTAAATTCGTTATCTGTACCCCTGACTGAGCCGTTAGGCCGTTAGTAGTCACAGTAGGTAACAGAATATCGAAAATCTGTTGTGCCACTTCATCAATACCGTCCTTAGTCACAAAATCCTGTGTCTTGTGTACTATATCGAGTAACATGGTAGTCTCATGGTCGAAATGACTGAAGATTACATCTTGAACAGTTGTCTGTGTACTCATAATAACATACATGGTACTGTTTTCAGAATCCTCTAACTTTTCATCAACGATAGGAACAGGAGACCCGTCATAGGTCAATTGCCCGTCAAGTGACTGAAAGAAAGCATCCCTTATTTTTTTCTGTACGTCTATCATAAAGTACCTAATACCTTTTTAAGTGTCTCAATCAGCTTCTTTCTTTCTTCCTCGTAACTATTAAAGAAGAATGGACGAGCCGGGAGATTAACCTGTTTAATGCCTTTGCCTTTAAACTGGATGGCGTATGTTTCAAGTCCAACAGGAACATTAACCAACGCACCCGTACCAAATTCCACATATGCCGAATAGTCTTTACTACTATATACCGTCCAACTTAACTTACCTGTAGGCTCTATTCCTATACCACTCCTTAAACCACTACCACCACCGAAATTTGCAACCGCCCGTCTTACTGCCTTTCCTCTTATCGCTTCGGCAGAATCTTGTATTTCAGCATCAACCCTCACAGCCAGTTCACCTGATTTCTTGGATAGTTCGTTTATCAACTTATCATATCCCTGTAATTCAAATGTGAACGCTTTAGCCATTACTCCCTCTCAGTTAGATTGAACTTGTAATAA